ACCGATTTATTTCTCCTTATGAAGTTTTATTAGGTGATTATGAACCTGCGGATGGTCAGATCCCCCATACCTATTCTCATTATGCCGATATCGCTATGGAAACTTTAATGTTGAAGTGTCAACCCGCTATGGAAAAAATTACCCAATTAAAACTGACCCCTGCTTATAGTTTTGCTAGAATATATAAAAATGGAGATGTTCTTAAAAGACATAAAGATCGATTTAGTTGTGAAATATCTACGACGATGAATTTGGGAGGAGATCCCTGGCCAATCTATCTAGAGCCTTCTGGCAAAGAAGGATTAAAAGGAATTAAAGTAGACCTTAAACCAGGAGATATGCTGGTCTATCGTGGGTGTGAACTGGAACATTGGAGAAATAAATTCAAAGGTACAGAATGCATTCAAGTCTTTTTACATTATAATAATAATAAGACTCCAGGAGCAAAAGAGAATAGGTTTGATAGGCGTCCTCATTTAGGTCTTCCCAGTTTCTTTAAAAGAAAGGTTTAAAAAAGGATATCTATCTCTTTCAATATTCTTTAAAAAGTGATACTAGTAAAAAGGGAGTGTCCAGACTCCACCAATCACCCTGGACACTCTCTTTTTACAAGAGAATTTTTATGTTAGGATTTGCATCTATTGGAGAATTAACGTTTGGCGGCTTAGGTCATGCAGGCGCAGTTATTATTCTTACAGGTAGCCAAGTTGCTGTTTCAAGCGGCACGGTTACGATTGCTGGGACTGCTGTGGTTAGCCCTACAGGGAGCGCTGTTACAGTCAGTCAAAATGCAAATGGCATCACCTTTCTTATTACAGGAACCGTGGTTCCAACAGGAAGTGCTGTTACAATTTCTACTGGCGCAGAAGATGTGAATGTGATAACGTGGAATCCAATAGATCCAGATGCAGGTCAAACCTGGACTGAGATAGACCCATTATAGGAGAATTATGGCAAGTACATATACAACCAATTTACAAATAGAGAAAGTAACCACAGGCGAAAAAGCTGGGTTATGGGGAACGGTAACCAATACCAATTTAGAAATTTTAGAACAGGCATCCAGTGGCTATGTATCGGTAGATGTAGCAGCAGCTGATGTCACATTAACTCTGAGCCAAGGAGCAACTTCCAATGGTAAGAATTTATTTTTTAAACTAACAGGAACCCTAGCGGGCAACCGACAATTCATTATGCCTGCTTCCGCTGAACGTGTCTATGTGGTTCAAGATGCAACGGTTCGTGGAGCTTCTAATTATACTTTAAGCGTTTTAACTGCATCCTCTTCTAATCCAGTACCAGTTCCTCCAGGATCAACCATGTTGGTTTATTCAGATGGAACGGATACGTCTTTAGGTTTATTACACAAGGGTTATGCAACCATTACTGATTCAAATAGTCCTTACACGGCAGTTGCAGGGGCACAAATTTTTGCTAACACAACTTCTGACCCTATTACTATTAATCTTCCTGCAGGAGTGGTAGGGGATGAAATAACTCTCATTGATACTAGAGCTACATGGGCATCTAATAATCTAACTGTGGCACCTAATGGAGCAGAAAAAATTAATGGGGCAGCATCTAATTTAGTTTTAAGTAATAATGGTCAAGCTCTTACTTTAGTATATATAGATTCGACTAGAGGCTGGTCTTATAAAACTAATTATACTTCATAGGAGCTTTATAGATGGCTCTTGTAGATTTCAAACTACTTCCTGGAATAGATAAACAACAAACTCAAGTGGGTGCGGACAAGCGTTGGGTGAATTCTGACAATGTTCGATTCCGATATGGACTTCCTGAAAAAGTGGGAGGATGGTCTTCTTTATTAACGGATACGATTGTTGGTGTCGCCAGAGCTCAACACGCTTTTGTCGATCTCGATGGTAACCGATACGTGGCCATTGGAACCGATAAATTTTTACTGATTTATTATGAAGGTCAGCTCTATGATATTACTCCTTTAGGAACCACTCTCTCAAGCGCTACTTTTACTTTCAATGGGAGCACAACCATTACTATTACAACCAGTTCATCTCATGGGTTATTAGCAGGAGATATTGTTTTATTCGACTCAGTAACTTTACCTGGGGGTACAGGTTTATCTGATTCAGATTTTGAAGATAAATTATTTCAAGTCATTACCACTCCTACGGCTGTTACATTTACAATTACTTTTACAGCCTCGGGCTCTTCTGCAACAGGTGGAAGTGTAGATGTAAAACCCTATGCACCTGTAGGCCCTGCGGCTCAAACTTATGGTTATGGTTTCGGTGTTGGAAATTTTGGTGGAACGGTTTCGGGGGTTGCAACCAACGATTTAGATGGAGCATTAGCCGCTGACTCTCAAGGAAACAATGGCTCGGCTACTCAAATAAGATTAACCGATGCATCAGGATTTCCTACTTCAGGAACCATTGCAGTTGAAGATGAATTAATTACCTATTCAGGTAAATCAACCAATGAATTAACAGGTATTGCGCGAGCTCAAAAAGGAACTTCCACAGCCATCCATGCAGATGCAACTACGGTAGATAATGCTACATTATATACAGGATGGGGATCAGCCGTAGCCGCTTCAACTGTAACCCTTGAACCAGGACTCTGGGCTCTGGATAATTATGGAGATGTTTTACTCGCAACCATTTTAAATGGAAAAACTTATACATGGGATTCGAGTATTGCAGCACGATTCACGACTCGTGCCTCAACTACAACACCTAATTATTTAACCAGCTCGGCTCCAACCGCGTCTAGAGCCATGATGATGTCTCCTGTTACACGACACTTAGTTTTATTTGGAACCGAAACCACGATTGCAGATGCATCAACTCAGGATGATATGTTTATACGGTTCTCGGATCAGGAAACGATTAATGATTTTGCGCCCACCGCTATCAACAGTGCTGGAAGTCAAAGACTTCAAGATGGAACTAAAATTATGGGAGCTATAAAAGCTAAAGATAATATTTTGGTGTGGACGGATACGGCACTCTATACTATGAAGCATGTCGGTGCGCCTTTTACTTTTGGATTTGAACAAGTCGGAACCAACTGTGGATTGATTGGAATGAATGCCGTTGTGGAAATAGATGGTGTGGCCTATTGGATGAGCACAAAAGGATTCTTCCTCTTTGATGGTACCGTTAAATCTTTAAGCTGTAGCATTGAAGATTATGTTTATGATGATCTTGATACCACAAAAGGTCAACAGATTTGTGCAGCCATTAATAATCTATTTACCGAAGTCGTATGGTATTATCCAACTGAGGGGGCAAGTTATAATGATCGTTATGCTGTCTATAATTTTGGAGAATCCGCAGGGAGTGCACAAAATAAAATTCCAGGAGGGGTATGGTATCCAGGTACCGAAGCGAGAACTTCATGGATGCCCGCTGCTATTTATCCTAATCCTCACTCTACTAAATTTGATTCATCAGCTACAGGAACTTTTCCTACCGTGATTGGTAAAACAGGTTTAGGTCAAACAGTTTATTATGAACAAGAAGTAGGAAATAATCAAATTAATCCCAATGGTTCTTCCACAGCCATTGCAGCTGAACTAGAATCGTTTGATTTAGATTTAGAAATGCAAGGAGCAGGGCAATTTTATTTATCAATCAGTAGATTTATTCCTGACTTTAAAGTTTTAACAGGGAACGCAGTCGTTACATTAACGGTTAAACGTTTCCCTTCTAGTGCTGGAACCACTAGTCCTTATAGTCCCTTTACCGTGACTTCTTCTTCAACTCAATTTAATACGAGAGCTCGAGGAAGATTTGCCAGTGTTAAGATTGCCAATACCGCGGTTGATGAAACATGGAGATTTGGTACATTGAGACTAGATATTAAACCAGACGGGATGAGATAATGGCAAAAATATTAATTAAAATACCTGAACCCAAAGAAGAGTATGACTTTTCTAACCAAAAACAAATTTCCAGAGCGTTGAGTGGAATTGTTGAACAATTGAACTCAACGTTTTTACAACAACAAAAGGAAGATCAGGAACGATTGAACTGGTTTCTCGCTTAATGGCAAATGTATATAAAAATATTCAAGCCACTATTACTTCATCAGGTTCCGATGATTCGATGTATACCTGTCCTGATGCTACTACGGCTGTTATCAAAACCATTCGAATTTATAACATTCATGGAAGTTCGCTAGCGGTGACGACGACGGTGTATGATTATTCATCCACAACTGATTTTAAATATGATACAAGTACCTGTTTAGCGAGTAACAGTGTAGATATTTTAACGTTTAATAATGTTATTGTCTTGGAGGCGGGAGATATTTTAAAAATGCAGACTCCCACGGGCAATAAAATTGAAATGACAGCCAGTGTGCTGCAAATTAGTAGGAGTTAATGTCATTTAAAGAAAAAGGATTGGTTACTGTTAGGGATCCTCATGGTAAAAAAGTAGAGGAAATTGAAAGTGAAGCAATCATTACGGTTACCAATAAGGTAACAGGACACGAGTATGGATCCGATGCCGAAGCTGAGGCTGATGTAAAAGACCCTAATACAACAACAAAAAAGGAGGATATAAGAAGAGATTGCGTAATAGATATTAAAAAAATGCCGAGTCTATTATCGAAGTCTGACCTTGTAAAAGGCTAGATTTTTGTGTAAAGGTATAAACTCAGGTGAAATCCCTGCCTTTAACCATTAATCAAATAAGATAGTTTAAATTATGCCATTCAAATCAGAGAAACAACGTAAGTACTTATGGGCCAACGAGCCGAAGATTGCTCGTGAATGGACCAAGGCCTATGGAAGTAAACCTGTAGGTAAAAAGAAACCTAAGAAAAAGGGGAAGAAAAAATAATGGCAAAAGATTACGGACCACATGGAGGATCATCACGTTCTAATGATAGATCGCATGACAGAGGGGGAGATAGACATAGAAGTAGAAGCACTCCTACAAGAAGCAGAATTCAAAGTGATAGACAAGCAGATTTTAAAGCTAATCCAAAAAATTATAGAACCAGAGATCGCGGTGGTAATCTTCCTAACAGAACAGGCATACTAGGAAATACTATTCACAATATTTCCAATTTTTATCGAGATAATATTTACGATCGTAGACCTCATGATTTAAAAGCTAGAAGAAATTTTCTTATGAAAAATAACTTAATGAAATTAGATCCAGTATTAGATCAAGATGAGTATGGAGATCCTCGTTACAGTGATAGTGATTGGCTTACTTCACGAGAAGGTTTAGAACATCTTCAAGGGCTAGGATATACAGGAGGATATAGTAATGTTAACGATCCCAATCATCCTAATTATGATTCTAGTGGTGGAGGACAACCTTACATCTGGCCTTATCCAACGGCAAGCGCACCTATTGAAGAAGAGGAAATAGTAGTAGCAGATTCAGGATTAGGTAGTGGACATTTTAGAGTGCCTGAACAATATAGATTAGCTGAAGGCGGAAGAATCCCTGCAGCATTCGGTGGTATCATGGATACTTCCACAGGAAGAAGAGGATATTTTGGAGGAAGTATTGGTAGAGCTATTAGTAAACCTTTTAAAAAAGCAGCTAAAGCAGTTAAGAAACTTGCTTCAAGTCCCATCGGAAAATTAGCGATGATGTATGCCGCAGGAACTTACCTGGGCGGTACCCAAGCATTATCAGGAAAATTTGGAGGAGCGGGAACTTTTGCTGAACGATTAAGAGATCCCAAACTGTTAGCTAATTTAATAAAAACAGACCAATGGGGAACGGCTATAGATCCTAAAGTAGATAAAGGATTTCGCAAAGCATTACAAAATAAAAAATTAATAGATAGAATTCCAGGCGGAGCGCTTACTGCAATTGGACTTCCTTCTGTAATTGCAGGCGGTCTAACAGCTCAACAACCCGTCGAAGAATTAGATGATGTTCAAGGAAGATGGGACGCAGACAAAGCAGCTTTCGATGCTTATCTAGCGAGCCTAGATGATGAAGATAGTTACAGAGTTCCTGATGAATATATTTTATCTGCAGAAGGTGGACGAATTGGTAAGCAAGAAGGTGGTCTGATGGACCTTGGTGGCATGGAAAAAGATTATAGAAACGACGGAGGCTTTGTACCCATCGGAGGACAAGAAAAGGCTGACGATGTCCCAGCAAGATTAAGCAGAAATGAGTTTGTTTTTACCGCAGATGCTGTTAGAAGTGCAGGTGGTGGAGACATTGACAAAGGAGCAGAAGTCATGGAAAATGTCATGAAGAATTTAGAAGCTGGCGGAAAAGTGTCAGAAGAGTCTCAAGGAAAAGGTGGAGCTCAAGAAATGTTTGAAGTATCAGAACGATTAAGTGAGGTCATGTAATGGCAATAACAGAAACACGAAATTTACCAGCACCATTTATACAATCTTTAGGAGAATACTACGGTAAAGAATTACCTGCATTAACTAAAGATAAAATGGACGTGTCCCAATGGGCACCAACCGTTGCAGGTCAAGATCCATTACAAACACAAGCAGCTACCCTAGCAGGTACAACAGGTAAAGGCATTGGAGCTTTTGAAGATTACTTAACAGCGGCACAACCTTATACAGGACCTGATGCTTACAAACAATTTATGTCCCCGTATCAACAACAAGTGATCGATGCGACGATGACAGCGTTTGATAAACAAGCAGCGATGCAACGAAGAGGAATTTCAGATCGAGCTGCCCAAGCAGGAGCTTTTGGTGGAGCACGACATGGAATAGCAGGATCAGAATATGATGCCGCTTCCGATATGAATAGAGCTCAACTTCAAGCAGGACTATTACAACAAGGTTACGGTCAGGCTCAACAGGGAGCACAAACAGCATTCCAACAACAGATGGGACAAGCACAAACAGTTCCAGGAATGTATCAACAAGACATTGCGACTTTGGGTACAGTGGGCGCACAACAACAAGCCCAAGCGCAAGCAGAAGCTGATGCAGCAAGAGAAGGTAAACGAATGGCAGCGTTTGAACCATACGAAAGACTAGGATTCTTGGGTCAAGGACTTACAGGAATCATGGGAGGCTATGGTAACCAGTATCAGTTCCAACAACAACCGAATCCAACACCGCTGCAGACGGCGCTTGGAACGGGAGCAACATTAGCTGGAATATATGGAGCGGTTAGAGGAAATCCCAGAGGTTTAGGAAATTATTTACAATAATGAGCAGAGTATTAAATAGACCAATGTTTAGACTGGGAGGATCCACAAGCGGGATCACGTCAGGATTAGACACACCTAAAAGAGGAAGAGTTGATGGACCAGGAGGTTATGCTGGTATCGATTATGACAAAGCCTTTGAAACTTCACAAAGAATTACAGATAAATATTACCCACGAAGAGGTGGAGACATCAATCGTTTCCTCATTGACTGGGGTTTGAACATGGTGGGCAATCCACCTACGGGAAACGTCTTACAGACCGCAGCTAAAGAAGCACAACGACCTACTAAAGAACTTTTTGCAGGCATGGATCAAAGAGATGCAACGAGAAGTGCTGTAGGAGCAGGACTATTTGGTGAAATCATTGGAGCTGAAGGTGAGATGATGGGGGAAAGTAAAATATTTAAAGATAAATTGATGTTGGATACTTTGATAGGAGCTACCAAAGATAAAGTTAGATTGACCAAAGCTCTTGAAGAAGAAGGGTTGGAAGCAGCTGAAATAGCAAAACTGGAAGAAGATTTACTAGTGGCTAATACAACGATCAATCAACTTAGAGAACGAAATCCATTAGTCGATAAAGTTCTAGGATCTACGGCAGTCGTAAAAGAACTGCTTGATGTGATCTTACCTTCTTACGATAAGATGATGATCGTCGATGAAGAAACAGGGAACAATGTTTTAAAATATCCTAAGACTCCTGAAGGACAAGCTAAAAAAATTCAAGATGCGATGGCAGAAATTATGCGTATCGTTCAAGCAGGTGGTGCACAAATGGCTAAAGGGGGAAGAGCGGGCTACCAACAAGGACAATTGGTAGAAGATGTAAGTATGCAAGAAACAATTCAACCTGGTGGATTCCCTGAACCAGGACCTAGTGCTCCTCAAGTAGACGCCGTAGGCATGAGCTTTGATGAACTCCGAGCTAGACTTCCTGCAACTATTACCGATGACATTGTAATCTTACTTTCTCAAAGCGGAGAAGCTTTAGAAGATTTTGCAACGATTCAAACTCAACAAGACGTAGACAATTTCAATACAAAGTATAATGTAAATTTGATATTACCATCGGAGGGTTAAGATGGCCGATACTGCTTACGAGCGTTATAAAAAAGATACCCGAAAAGATAATCTAAAAGACTACACGGACTTCCAAAAAGCTATGCTGAATGCTTTGGATCAGATGACTGAACCTAAGAAGCCAGTTAAATGGTTCTTTGGTAAGGACAAAGGAGATGTGGGAGCTTTAACACTTGCCACGACTCTATCTCCAAAACTTCAATTACAATCCTGGTTCACAGAATTTAAAGATAAAGAAGGAAAGGTTATTAAACCTAAGTATGTTAATCTTAATAAATGGATTAGAGAATACTCAGGTCAAAAGGAAAGAGATTA